ATTACGACAGTTGAATTAGATTATTAAGAGAGAGGTTAATATGAACGATATAGATATCTTTGATTATTCGAATGCGATAGATATACTCATTGGTATGTCTGACAAGCAACTACAAACTCTAGCTACAAAGCTAGTTGATAGGTTTCCAAAAACCGCCGATTGTTTTGAATCTTATTTGTGCGCCGCTAGTGCGGATAAGATTGCTAGTGAGAATGAGGGTTAATATGATAGTGAATACTGAATTACGTAAACTTCAAAAAAAGCTTAAAGAGGCTATGAAACTTCTATTGCAAGAAAAAACTGGAGAGGGTTTACATGTTCTCGCAGTAGAGATTGGTAAAATTCAAGCCCAAATAGATCGGGCAGATGAAAACGGTGAATGGGGCCCGTTCCCATTTGATTAAGAGAGGTAAAATGATAAAAAAATATATAATAAAAGTGGCAGAAACACTATTAGATGCAGTAAGTTTGTTTTCGATATTTGCTATCGGATACATAGTATTAATAATTTGTCATGATGGAGGTTGCACATGGTAAGAAGACGTAGAATGTCACCCGAGGCTCGTAAGGCCGCTGGAGAAAGACTAGCGAAAGCTAGAGCGGAGAGAATGAAAAAGAACCCGCCCAAATTAACACACATACACCCAGATGTTCTGGCTAAAAGTGATGAACACCCGCTATGCTACAAAAATATAAAAGCTTGGTTGGTATATAACAAAGCAATGTTACCAGGACTAAAGAAAAATGTCCGAGCAAATAGCAAAGGTGCGTTGTCACGACTTATGGAGATTGAGGGTTACATACGTAATCTCAATACATATCTACGAACTGGTGTGTACTTAGATTTATTCTATGGTGCGGATCAAGAAAAGAAGATCCAATTTCGAACTGTAGTACCAGCTGGAGATAAATAAAAGATGAGCAACATTGTTAAATTCCCAAATGATTATGTTCCTCCCGAACAAGAAACTCTATCAGATTTAAAAAAGAGTATAGAGAAGAACAAGGAAATTTATATTAACAATGTTGTTGATCAGCATAGCAGTAATCTTTTAGCGAACATTTCTTTGTCTGGTTTTAATATTGATAAAGAAGAGTTCATGAAAGATTTTGCTTTTACTGTAGAAACAATCCGTTCATCACTCTATCGCAACATGGGACTACACCATCATTTTCAAGATCACATTGATGAAAGTGTTGAACTCACTGGTATGGAAGAACTCAGTGATGATGAACAAATGTCACTCGATTTTGGAAAGAAGGAAGATGAATAGTATAGACATGCAAACAGCGGCCGTACTAAAAAGAGAACTTAACACCAACAGAGATGATAAAGCAAATAGAGAAGTCATACAATGGCTTGAAAAACGTGTTGCTTATTATGATGAACTAAAGAAGAAGAGGGACAAAGAATTACCTCCACCATGAGTCTTGACAAAATGCTCTATAGTGTGATATAAATAAAGTTAGATAATTAAATAGAGTTGATATTATGATACTTTTGGACTTAAATCAAGTTATGATTAGTAACTTGATGATGCAACTCCAAAATAACAATGACGAGATAGAAGAAAGTATGATACGACATATGATACTTAATTCTATTCGTTTATACAATGTTAAGTTTGGAGAAGAATACGGCGAAATGGTAATTACTTGTGATGACAAGAATTACTGGCGTAAGGATATTTTTCCTTATTACAAAGCACATAGAAAAGCAGATAGAGAAACATCACCATTAGATTGGAATCACATATTCAGTATTCTCAATAAGATACGTGATGAACTCAAAGAAACATTTCCATATAAAGTTATTCAAGTAAACAGAGCAGAAGCAGATGATATTATCGGAACGCTCTGTAATCGTTTTGGTAAAACCTTAAAAACAGAAGATGATATTAAAATATTAATAATATCTGGTGACAAAGATTTTGCTCAGTTACAGAAATATGCAAATGTAGAACAATATTCACCTATGCTAAAGAAGTGGATTCGCATAAGTAATCCAGAATCTTTTTTACGTGAACATATCATGCGAGGTGACAGAGGTGATGGTGTGCCCAACTTCTTATCTGCTGATAATGTCATTGTTACGGGTACTAGGCAAAAGCCACTTGCATCTAAAAAGATAGAGAAATGGATAGGCCTAGATCCCAAAGATTTTTGTAATGAGATAATGTTAAGAAACTATAAAAGAAATGAATCTCTGGTTAATCTAGCTTTAATACCTTCAGCTATCGTTAATCAGATTAATGAAAAATATGACAATTATAAAATACCACCTAGAAGTGGACTACTAAATTACTTTATAAAGAATAGATTAAAAAATCTTACTGATAGAATTGGAGAATTTTGATGCCAACTAAATCAATTTATAGCATTTTTAAAGAGAATGAAAAAATAACAAATAAAAATGCTAAAATGAAACATCTAAGAGAAAACTACACACCAGCTATGGGTATAGTTTTAGAATTTACTTATAACAATCAGATTAAGTGGTTGTTACCAGAAGGTGATCCACCTTATAAAAAGAATGAAACTCCATGGGACAATCAAGGAGCACTTCATCATGAAGTACGTAGATTTTATCTTTTCACAGAAGGTGATACAGAAGCACAACGTAATCTAAAACAGATAAGAAGAGAGCAATTGTTTGTAGACATGCTAGAAAACTTACCAGCAGAAGAAGCTGAAATATTATTAGGAATGAAAGATAGAAGATTACCATTTAAAGGGTTAACTAAAAAATTCGTAATGGAATGTTTTGGTGGACTAAGCAAAGATTGGGAATAATGAAAGAAAGAGATATAATAATACCTGAGTTTGATGCATCTACTTTTGTAATGCCTTTTCAAATGAAAGATACTAATATATGTGATGATATCATCAAGTATTATGAGAATGATGTTTATTATAAACATGAAGGATATTCATCAAGCGGAGATGGCAAAAAATCTACAGATGTAAATGTGTTCTTCACTTGTAACCACCCTGCTATAGTAGAATATAGAAATATGATTTCTGATTTTTGTAGAACTTATTTTGAGTGGTACGATGTTGATATGTCAGCTTTAGAAATGGGTGATGCATTTAACATTCAGCACTATAAGCCTGGTGAAGGTTTTTACGCAGAGCATTATGAACGTACTGCGTCAACACATTATGAAAGAGTTTTAGTTTTTATGACATATTTAAACACAGTAGAAGATGGTGGTGGAACTCATTTCAGATTTCAAAATCTGACTACAAAAGCAGAGAAAGGTTTGACACTTCTTTGGCCCTCTGAGTTTACTCACATACATAAAGGTATTATATCTCCTACAGAACATAAGTATATAGCAACTGGTTGGTTTAATTTTGTAGACGCAAAAAACGCTTGGTATAATGGAATAGAATGGCAGAAGAATAATAAAGATGTTTAAACTAGTTTTTGTGTTAATGATAATGAATGGTTCTGAAGTAGAAGCGGAACTAACGTATTCAAATATGCAGAAGTGTATTTGGTACGCAAAGCAAATCAATGTACATGAAGATAGATTAGTCGGTAATTATTCAGCATGGTGTAAACCAACTGTTGTAGAACAAGCAGAAGAATGATATACAGAAGAATAATAAAGACTTGCACATGGCAACTTTTAGGTGTATTATGGTTTATGAGTTATGCAGTAGTTACCGGTGGTGATTTATGGTACACGTTAGGACTATCTCTCGCAAGCATACCAGCAGGAAGTATTATGTTTTATTGTCATGAGTGGATATGGGAAAAGATAAAGTGAAGATTGGATTTACTGCAAGCACGTTTGATTTATTACATGCTGGCCATGTACAGATGTTAAGAGAAGCAAAAGAGCAATGTGATTATCTTATGTGTGGACTACAGATAGATCCTACTATAGACAGAAAAGAGAAAAACTGTCCAGTGCAAACAGTGGTTGAAAGATACACACAGTTGAATGGTGTAAAGTATGTCGATGAAATAATTCCATATTCTACAGAAAGAGATTTAGAAGACATATTAGAGATGTATCATATTGACATAAGAATACTTGGTGAAGAATATAGAGATAAAGAATTTACTGGCCGTGACATATGTAAGAAAAGAGATATAGAATTATATTTCAATAAAAGAGAACATAGGTTTAGCAGTAGTGACTTGAGAA